GTTCCAGAAGTTACAGCGCTAATTGTGCAAGTGCCTGCACCAAGATTTAATACTGTAATTGCAGTTCCTGTTGGAAATGCAACAGATGCGTTAGTTGGAATCTTAAAAGAATTAGCAGATGCGTTATTCATTGTTACCAATACTTGATACTGATCTGTTGATACAGCTGTATATGTTGTACCTGTTTGAGTGTTTGTGGTGAATGCCACAAGGCCATTAAACATTCCACTAGTTAAAACGTCTCCAGTCGCGGCTGGGAATCCTGTTGCCATATATTTTCTCCTTAATAGCTGAGTGTGTTGGTTCCTAGAACCCCATACAGGCTAGATCCGATGATGAACGAATCTATTATAGGCTCCAGGGTTGTAAATGTCGTCTTCCATGAGTTTACCGATATTGAGTGTTGCACACCAAATACCTGCAAAGTTTTAGTTAACGCTGAGTTTCCCGGCTGGGTGGTAGTAATTGTTACCGGGTCAAAGTAATCAAGATTAAGAGCCGCCACAATGCCGGCCGAGTAGTTGTTTGAGTAAAGATCGAGCGTTATGGCATCGCATCTAACCGTGGTTTCTGCGCGGCTTGCAACATAAGCCAGGGCGTAATTTAAGGCTTCGGATGTTGTCTGCATTAAAAGATCATTCTGGGTATAGGTATGGGCAAAGTATTTGGCTATTGAGGCTATATTAAAAGCATTTTGTGAAGCTAGGCCAGTAGCTGTGATGTTGGCTTGATTGTAGATTTGAGTATCGTTTAACAACCACAAAGCGTTGAAGTAGGAAATACCAGTTCCATTGTCGTTAAATACTACGGCTGGGGCATTAACAGATGAGGATGTAAACTGGCGATCTTGAAACACCAGGCTGCCATAAGCGTCTGCGTAAAAGGCGCCGTACTCGGTAGTTTCTACCGTTTGGCAAGCAACCAAAGACGATCTATTTGTTCCCGGATCTGCCTGAACTGTTGTTTGCCCCGTATCGATATCTCTCATAGAGGATGGCCATGAAATAGTATTAAGAATCTTGCCAATCCTAGAACCAGTGGTTTCGCCAGCTACAGCACCGGTAACTGTTGTAACTTGGGCCATCTGTAATAATCTAAAGGCGTCAATAGCAGTTATGGTTGTATAAACTACTTCGCCAACGTTCTTTGGTGTGGCTGTATTATAACTTGTAATGAATCCAGAAAATATTGGATAAGTTGTTCCTGCGTATGTTGCGGTAATTTGAACCTTGCGCATTGGTGTTAAAAGATTATAGTAGGGTCCATTTACGTTCTGGGGATTGAAGTCGCCCGACTGGTCAACAATCCTTAAAGTAAGGGTACCGGGCTGGAATTGATCGGCAGAAGCGTTGCGGCCTCTGCGAGTTTCAATCCGATCGATTTGATTTGATACATCTACAATAACCGCTGCTGAATCCGCTAAAACGTTTGTGCCTAGAATACCCTGATCAATAATCATGGCCTGGGCAAACGCCGGGCCCGTACTGAAGTTAATTATTGCATTAAGGGTTGGTATTGCCATTAAGCACCAGCGTAATTCAAACTTGCGCCATTGCGCTTTAATTGTAATAGTGAGTTTTGGAATATAACGTCTAGTTCTTGCTGTGAAAGAATAGATCCCTCAACCGTGTTATAAACGTTATAAATATCTTGTCGCGTTGGCGCCATACCTGATAGTGGATTGTAACTCGCTATGGATGCTATATCGGCAGGAGATACCGTTAAACTTGAAAGTGGATCGTATGGGGTAGTTGCCGGTGGATAAATAGGGGTTTGATTGCTACTGGCACCGCCGCCGCCGCCTGAAGGAGGGGAATTTAAATACGCTAAATCTTTAGGTGTTGGTTTTAGTCCACTTAAAGGATCCCAATCTTTAAGTTTATCTAAAGCCTTCTTGGCATCATCCGTGGAGGTGGCCAATTCAACTAAGGCTTGATCGGCATTTCTGGCAGCTAGGTATTCGCCAGCCTTGGCAGCATTCCCATCAAGGATTGCTAACTTCTCGGCAAGTCTTGTTTTAGTTTCCTCATCGGTTGCAAAGTTAAGGGCGGCCATTAAACCTATGCGCTCTATATTATATTTATCTTGTAGTCCCTTAAGGGCGGCTTCGGCCTTTAATTGAGTTACTAAAGACTTGCGAGCTTTTAATTCTTGAATCTTTGCTAATTCAACGCCGGCATTAGCGCCTAAACCATAAGTGAAGTTAGATGATTGCTTGTCGGTTTGACTGGCACCAAAAGATGCAAGTTTAGATATTAGGGAATTGTCGTATAAAAATCCGATTACTTTATCTAAGTGTAATTTAGAGAATATTGCTTCTCCAATACTGACTACTTTTCCTAGTATTGCCCCAAGGCCTACCACTACATTTGCAATGGTTGTGGCTAACTTCTCCAGGGCCGATCCAAGTACCGCTATATTCTGGTCCTTGCCTAACATGCTTAAAGAATCTAATAATCCCTTGCCTATTGTTTCGCTTGCATTTGCGGCAGATACTTTTAATAAATCCATTTTGCCAGCATAGGTAGTAAGCCGTGCTTGGGCCTGGCCTGAAAACTTTCCACCTAATTCATCTAGGATTTTATTCATGTCACCGCTTGCTAGGGTGGCTTTACTTAATCCGGCACCTAATCTACCTAGGGCGGTAGTCTGACCGGAGAATCCCTTTGCTATGGCCGTGCTGACCTCTTCGACACTTCGACCAGTTGCGGCCGATACATCTAAGGCAATTGCTAGGGCTTTCTGGCTTTGAGTTAATGATCCACTAGCTGTAAGCAAAGACTGGAATGCTGGCCTTAAGTGATCGTCTAGTACGCCAGTGGCCTTTTGAAGGCTGGCTATGTAGTACTCAACATCTGGAGCAGAGAATGCGTAGCCGGTATTTTTTAATTGAGTTTCCAGGGCCTTTGCCGCTGCCTGGTCTTTGCTAAATGCATCGACTGCCTTCTTGCTGTAATTTAATATTGCGGTTGCGGCAAATACGCCTGCGAATGTTTTACCTAAACTTTTAATACCTTTATCAAAGGCTGATATTTCTTTGGAGGCTTTTTTAAGACCCTTGTTATCAAATGTTGAGACTGCCGATACGACTAGATTGGCCATTATGCCGCCTTCATAAGTTCGGTTTCTTTGTTAAACTTTGTAGCTGTGTAATCTATTGCCTTTACAACGGCTGGAACTACGCGGCCATTCTCTTCGGCCCAGGCGCGATAAATGACTCGACCTCGTTGTTTGCCGAAGCCCTTCATATTCATTTGTCCACCTGCGCCATCGATAAATTGTTTACCTGCACCTGGATTTAAACTCTGTGACTTGGGATCTCCGCTTGGGTGTTTACGGCCTGCGGTTTCGTATATTGCTCCGGGCGCAGTTATGTTTGCAACATAAAATATAGCCGAGAAGCCTCTATTGTTTCGAGTGTTCTTTCCCTCGCGATAAACGATTCCTTTTCTAGCAACTGATTCATCGTACTTAGGAAATGACCTGTACTTCATTGGGCCAATGATGCCTGCCAGTTTTGTCCATCCAGATAATACTTCCTCATTTTTAGGAAGGTAACCTTGTGCTTTATTGCGCACAGGTATCATCTGATTTTTAATATATTTACGCATGGTTATATTTAAGGTTGGATCAACCTCGCGCAGTGCCTTTTGGAGTTGTTTAACGCCTGTTACGTTTACTGGCATTTTTAATCTCCTTAGCTCTATCTTGCAGTACCTGGATGATGGCTCGCATCATGTCAGGTTCCATATCAATAAACTCTTGCGGCGCAATCCCAGTTTCTACGCTAAGCGCAGCGATTGTATATGTGAAACTGTCGCGCCGGATTAGTTTTTTGCTTCATCCAATACTTCTACGGTTTCCAAAGTCTCAATGAAGTCCAAGCCAAAACTTGGAACAGTAACATTGGCTCTACGCAAGCATTCCCAGGCAAGCCAGAAAATCTCCGACTGTCTTTCATGCTCGCGCAGAACCTTTGAGATCCCGGCGCCATACTTAACCTCGAAAGCGTACTCAACCCCCGGCGTGATCTTATGTTCAGATACTTCGCCGTTAGCCCTTGTGATTTTTAGCTTTGCCATTATCGCTCCTTAGAAGCTTCCTGTGGTTGTTTGTACAACTGTTGAGTTGCAGGTAAATGTCATACTGGAAGTCGAAATATCGCCTACAGCACCATTTAGTGGAGTTAGATTATTTACAATAATGCTAACGGTATAAAGTGGATTCGTTGCCGATACGGCCGTTCCCTTTACTGGAAGTAATACGGCTGTAACTGTGGTGCCGTAAGCAGCCTGTAGGGTTGCCTGAACTGAGGCGGCAGCGAAATCGTTTAAGAAGTCTAGAGTGAGTGTCGAGGCCTCCAGACCCTTAGAAAATTTGTGAGCCGTATCACCTAAAGCTGTGACTTCGAGCTCATCAAAGATTTGTGATAATGAAACTGATGTAATGTGGTCAGATAGATCAACTGAGTTAATCTTTACGCCAACATTATTTTGTAGAAATATGGCCATTGTTATTCCTTCTCTTTTGTGGGTGCTTGTACTGCTGGCTTTGGATCTTTAATCTGACCTATCTTGATTAAAAACGCCAAATTCTCTGCGGTTGTATCTTCTGCCATGTTAACTCCAACTCGTTAGTATGTCGAAACTTAGATCACAGGAAAGCAGGTCTCCTGATGCTAAGGATAGTATAGATGGTGCTGAATAGGCTGGAGCGTTATACACCAACCCAGAATTCGCTAACTTTGTATAGACGGCAATCATGAAGTCCTCTAAGTTAATTAGATTTCCCTGATTGTCGTAAGCCGGGGCGAATAAGGTAATTTTAAAGTGTGCTGTAGGGCTAATAGTTAAGTTTGAATTATCGTTAGTTGTTAAATAGGGATCATTTGGTGAAACCACAACCGAGTTAGCAAGAGGCGCACTTGGTGGGTAAGAAAATACTGACCAGACTCCAGGGTTATCTAAAGCCGTGGCAATCGTTGATCGTAGTGTAGTGATCGCGACTGTCATTAACCGACCATTGATCTTGGACCAGAATATGGAGCTATAAGACCCATTACCCTGCTCATTAAACTTCTTCCCATTTGGAACGGACTAGGTTGAAAATCAACGGCAGAGCCACCTGTAGCTGGCGCCTGCCGTGCCTGCCACACCGCTACGGCTATCTGCATGGCAGCCTCACGAACAGCTGGAGTAGTTGCATAAGAAGTTTGTTTTGTATCTACACCAGCCGCTTTACCGTAAGGAACAATAAGATGATAGGGATCATCAGCAGCCGTAACGCTAAACTGAATAAGACTATACCCGCGAGGAAAGTTAAAATTATTCCAAGGGAAAAAAGTGAAATAAGGAAAAGTGGTAGAACCAACAGACCAAGGAAAAGTTGAAGTAATAGTTCGCGTGCCGTTGTATGTAGATCCACAGTTGGTTATTGTAACACTCTGACCGGCCGCATAGGCGCCGGGAGTTGATAATATTAGCGTGGCTACATTTGAAGCCAAGGCAGCCGCTACTACTGGTACTGAATCAAACCATAAATAAGAATTAAGTAAATCCTCAGCAGTTTGACACACCTCTTCAACGGTTGTATCGCTATAAAGCGAACCAATTCCAAGGTTTGTCCTCAACTCGCTTTTGGTCACATACGTGGCTGCCATGGTTGCCTTCTTTCAGACCACCCCGAGTGAAGGGCTACTCACCCGGGGTAGATTTAGTTAATTAAGCTGTTTTTACGAACTTGCGGATACCAGCAGCTTGCTTGGTTAGGTATGAACCATAACCGTAGATTGCCAGTTGAACCTGCATGTTAGAAACGATATTGACTGAGAAGTAGCTGGTAGGACTTGAGTACCATGTAGCTGCCTCTGGGGCAACAATGAATGCCATGTTTGATGCAAGTGTTGAAACTGCGTTGTTATCAACATAAAGATCAAGACCAAGAACATTGCCACGGATTGAATTAGGGCTAGTAACACCAGCTGTATTCATTCCGGTTGTGGTTGGCTGAGCGTTATAAATTGGTCGGCCAGTTGTATCAACCGCACCAATCAATGCACCCCATAGACCAGTTCCTGCAACCATGTTGCGTGCAAAGTAAGAAGTTCCTGAGTAAACAAGTGGTGCTTCTTTTGCAACATAGGCAACGATTCCTGCGCTATCAGCTGTCTGAGATGTAGCAGCAGTTCCATCAGAAATGAATCCGGCAATAACGGCCGCATCGATTGCTTTCAAGTACGCTCTCTGCATTTGGATTGTTAACTCATCGTAAAAAATTGGATCTGATCTCTCAAGAAGTTCGAGTGTTACCGTATTTTGACCGGCATACTTGGATACAGTTCCTGTGATGTAATCAGTAACCATACCTGTATTTGATGGTGTACCTGATTCGGCTGTTGCTGCTACTGTAGGTGCAGTTCCGCCACCATTGGTATCAAGTGAAGGAATTGAAAAACTCATTCCACTTGTTGGAAGTGTGCCACGGCTAATCGCATCAATTGCTGGAGTTCCGAAGTTGGTATTTGATACAAACTCGCGAAGGTACTGCACTGGATTGAATGCTGGGTTTGTGGTTCCAATTGAGTCAACAGCTGCTTGCACAACCATTGGGTCCTCTGATGCTGCAACCCATAGCTTTGATTCCTCATTGCCTAGAGATGCTTTGATCTTATGCTCTGTGTAGCGACCCATGGATGTAATTCCGTGGCGCACAGTTTGTGAGCTGTATGGAGATGATGTTGCTTTGATAGTTGGGCGTGCTGCTTCTGGAGCTGCAGCAGCTTCAACCTCTGGTGTTGCGGCTACGGGAGTCTTATCTTCCACGATTGCCTCGCTTTCGGTTTGGTTTTCGGTTTGGGTTGCTTCTGCAGTCTCGCTTTCGCTAGCTGCTACCTTGGTAACGATTGCATCCTGAAAAGCAGGACTTTCGACTAAGGAAACTTCCTTGAGTAGTGCGGCCTGTACATAAAGTGTGCCATCTTTGCCTGGCTTGGAAGCGGTAACTTCTACGCCTACTGAAAGACCAGAAATTAAGTCCTCTGATGCCATCACCAAATAATCTTGGCCTTTTTGACTTGCACTAACTTTAAACTGACCTCTTATTTCGGTACCAGTCTCTTGGAAAGACATGGCCCGGCCAATTGGATCGGTTGCTGAGTGCTGTGCTAGTAATTTTATTTTTTTAACGTCTGGGATAGTTATAGATCCCGGTTCAAATACAACTGCGCCTGCTGAAGTTTGGCCTACTTTGTTAAAAGGCACAACTACACCAGAAATTATTCTACGACCAGCGTCACTGGCCTCTATTGGACTACTGAAGGTTAATATCAACGCCTGATTCTCCGTTCGGTGCTAGGTCTTCCATTCCTCGAGCTTGTTCAACTGTAATCAAGCCAAGGGTAAGCATTTTCTCTATTACGTTTAGTCTTTCCATCGCATCTGCTCTTAAGAATGACTCGTCTAACGAGAATCTGACTACTTGACCTCTTGGTGTTAGATCATCCATGGACAGGCGATCCTCGATAGCAGTAATGTAAGGTTGTAGCGAATAAGCTACAAACTCTTTACGGCCATCAATAATGTTTTGGTAAGTCATACTGTTATTCATGTCAGCAGAAATATAATATGCCGGTACGTTACAGGCGCGTGCCACCTGGGTTGCTAAGTACTGGGAGGCCTCCGTGTACATCATGTCCTTCGGGGAAAATGATGCAGGTTGGTATTCTAAAGATGAAGTTAAATAAGCGGTTGACCTATTTTGTCTTGCTTGCTTCCAAGTAGCCAGTAATCCTTGTACTTGAGCGTCAGGAAGGTCCGCACCTGTATTCCTGATATATCCAGACGGCATTGGAGTTTGTGCAGCTACTGAAGCGGCCGCTTCTATGTCTATTGCTGACTTTATTGTACGCGCTGCTCTTAAAAGTAAACCTTGGTCCATTGCCTGGAATGTAATCAAACTGCCAATACCATCCATAGGAACTTTAACAGAGTCAACCATGTAGTATTCAACTTCGGTGTTGTTTTTATTTAACTTCTGCGATACACGATCATTTTGCACCCACTCGAATCTTGCCGGGCGATTGTCATCCTGATAAACCTCAGTTACTCTCCAGTACGCGGCGCCATACATGAAAAGTGAGTCAACGGTCCAGGCTATCGTTACAGATCGTGGTTGTCTCTTGTCAGGTTGATCTACCCAAACTAAGTTGGGTAATTCTTCTCCGGTTTTGGTTGAGTAAATTTCAAGTGGTACAGATGAGATAACGCCTTTAACTAAATTTAAGCATCTCGTAACTGCCGGAACCGACACGGCAGCCTGGCGATCAATTGCATTAACGTAATTGTTATAACCGCCGAAGTTATTGTTGCCAAACCAAGTGCCATAAGGCACATCCATAATGGCAGGAGCATACTGGGCCTTGAGAGATTTTTTATTATTTGTAAACCCTAGATTA